CTTGAGTCAAAAATTACATTAATAAAAGCTAAGTATAATTTGGGGGTAGCCATGAGTTGGAATTGGTTTTTACATAATGTAAAAGACCATATATTAATAAGTAATGATGATATAGAATTCTATCCAGAATCTATTGAAAAACTTATGGAAGGGTATGATGAAAACTTTTCAATCTATCCAGCAGAGGGAGCAACATCCTTTGCCTGTATGAGTTTTCCTAGAAAAATAATCAATGATGTAGGATATTTTGATGAAACACTATCTCCACACTATGCTTATTTTGAAGATAATGATTACCATTGGAGAATGAGATTGAAAGGATATGATATAAAAGATATAGCAGGATGTAAAGTAATGCATGAAAATAGTGGAACAATGAAAAAGTATACACCGTTTGAATTAGAATTACATCATCATAAATTTAGATTAGCACAGGCAAGATATCTTGCTAAGTGGGGAGATTTACCTCCTAACGAAAAATTCACTGTGCCTTACAATGGAGCAACACTTGATGTTACAAGAGAAGATAACTCCTGAAGAATGGTGTCTATATGAAATTATTAGACATCCAATTATGTTCGGAGAGTTCTATAGAAATATAGAAACATTAACTTATAAACAAGAAGTTTTTGAATACACGCCCTATCAGAAAGAATACTTAGGAGATTTTAATAACTATGTATCTCTTTGCTGTGGTCGTGCTGTAGGGAAGACAGTATCTCTAACTGATTATATTCTATGGGTAATGATTAATAATTTTTTCCCTAATGAATACATAATGTATACAGTACCAAATAAGACACATCTTGAACCAGTATTTAATAATCTTATAAAGTATTTAAGAAATAATTTATTTCTGAAGAATTTTATAGAACCAAAACGTGGTATCAATTCGTCTACTTATACAATAACTTTATTAAATACTGCTCAACTTGTGTGTGCTATCGCTGGACAGTCTGGTACAGGTGTTAATGTTGTAGGTAAACATACACCTATTATCATTCTAGATGAAGCTGGATACTATCCTTGGGGAACATGGTTAGAACTCCAACCTGTTCTAAATTCGTGGGAAGATAGCCATAAATTATGGGTGTCTGGAGTACCAACAGGGCTTAGAGAAAACTGTGTATTATATTTAGCAGATGAGGTCAATGACCAATTCTCTCACCATAGAACATCTGCTCATGAAAATCCTAGATATACTGAACAGGATGAAGAAAGAAATGTAAAACAATACGGTGGGAATGAAAGTGAAGATTATATTCACTTGGTTTTGGGAAGACATGGTTCTCCTACATTTGCTGTATTTGATAGAAGATTGATGGAAATAGAAACTTATCCAACCTACAAGATAAGTCTTTCTGGAATAGATTATTCTTATAGTGAAATAATAAATAGAATGGCTCTTATTCCACCAGTACCAGCTAACGATTTAGTTATAATGGGAGTAGACTTGGGGTACACGGAACCCACTTCAATCATTATACTTTATGAGAAAAATGGTATAATTAGAGAACATGCAAGAATAAATTTTTACAAAGTAGCTTATCCTACGCAAGAAAAAATTATTGATTATCTAGATACTAAATTCAATAGACCTCAAGTAATTGGTATAGATACAGGAAATGAAAAAGGATTGGTACAACATTTATTAGAAGACGAAGTATATCTTCATAAAAATTATACGAAAAGATTATTCCCAGTAGCCTTTGGTTCTTGGCTTAGTTTAGGTGAGAACTCAGAAGGTGAGGAAATAAAAACAAAAATGAAACCTCATAGTGTGACATTGTTACAAGAGTACACTAACTCTCATAAGATTGTGTATACCCATACAGATATAGAATTAGTTACAGAGCTTGAAAGAATGACATATACTAAAACTCCAATCGGAGAAGTTATTTATAAAACATTGACCCCAAAGGGAGGTAAAAGAGGCGAAGACCATAATACTGCGGCTATGCTTTGTGCTATGGTTGCCTATTATATGTTAGTAGTAGGTATGTTGTTTTCCAAAGCACAAAAACCATTAGCTAAAAGTAGATGGGTAGTTGGAGGAAATTATTCTTATGGATAATAATAAACAAACAAAATTGGCAAAAGCAGCATTTTTTATGCCACAGTCTAGTTATAGAAGTTATGTTAGTGTTTGGGGTTCTAACTCAGTAGATAAAATTTCATTTGAAGACCATGATAACTTTGAAAAAATTGTAAAAGACTGTAGATTCTTTTTTAGACATGAACCAATCGCTACTACAGTTGTTACAAAGATAGTTGGATTGGCAATCAATGATATTATTATTCCACAAAATAATATCTCTAAAACTGATTATCAAATTTATTCATCTCTAAAAAGAGATGTAATAAAATTCTTAAGAAAAGCAGCACTAGAGTTTTTAACTACTGGTCTAGTGGTTCCAGAAATAACATTAGAGACTATTAATAGAAAACAGTTGAGAGAAAAAGGAATTCAAAGATTGGATTCACTTTTATACCCAACTAAGATGTGGCTAAGAAATGCACAAGATATAGTAATCAAAAGACCTTTCATCACAGACGAAGAATCTTATTTCTTAGAAATTCCTGATGATATAGTAATGTTCTTGCAAACAAAGGGAACATACGATGATGGGTCTGTGGACAAAGAATTATATCAGGAGATAGCAAAACTATATCCTGATTTTGTAGCAAAGGTGGTAGCTGGAGAAAAGAAAATCTTATTGGACAATCCTCTTATTGTGAAATCAACTATTCTTTCTGATTCACAATATCCAATCCCTTATTTATACCCAGGATTGGAATCATTCAAACACAAAAGAAATCTATTGAGAATGGATTACTCTATCGCTGCAAGAGTAATTAGTGCTATCTTGCACGTTACAGCGGGTAGTGATGAGTTCCCATTAACGGAAGACCAACAAGATGTGTTAGATGATTTGGAAACAAAGTTTCATTGGAGAGAAGGATTTAGTATGGATGATATAGAAAGGGTATTTACTCTATTCACTAACCATACAGTAGAATTAAATTGGATATTCCCTGATGTAGAAGCCCTATTGAATGATAGTAAATATAATTCAGTAAACAAAGATATTATTCTAGCATTAGGATTTCCAAGAATATTAATCACAGGTGAAACAGAACGGTCATTTACAAGTGACCCAGAAATTTCTACCCTTTCTCCTACTAGTACAATGGAAACTATTAGAGATGATTTATTACCTATTATAAATCATATATATTACGAAGTAAAAGAAAAGAATAATTTGGTAAGTCCTTTACCAGATATAAAATTTAAACCTATAAATTTATTAGGATTAAGATTATTCTACGAAGGTGTACAAAAATTATACGATACTGGTAACTTGTCTAGAAAATCATTTACTGAATCTTATGGATTTGATTTATCACAAGAACTAGAATATAGAAAAGAAGAGCAACAATTATTAAAAGATTATGAGTTAGAAGACACAACTCCTGCTCCTATTGTACCTGGTAGTCCAGTACCTGGAAAAACTACCGTTGCACCAAAACCAAAGAAAGCACCTGGCGCACCTTCAGGTAATCAAAACGGCAAACAGGCCTAAAAGAGGTAAATAATATATGAAAACCATCACAATACAAGCAAAAGATGTAAAATTAATGATAGATAAATTGGAGATAGATGAGATGGCTGCCTCTGCATCCATTTCTTTAAATCCAAATGTTGCTTGGATGAAGTTTTCTTTAACAGATGATGGATACAATGCCAATCGGCAAAGAATTCCTAGAGAAGAATTTGCTAATGTTTTGAAGACAGGCTTATTCATGCCCTTGAAAATGGCAGTAGGAGAAATATCCGAAGGACATGATGAAACATTTCCTCTAGGTGTCATGACTCATTTGAAAACAGAAAACAATTCAATACAAGCACTAGCGGCATTATGGGATAGAGAAAGACATGAAGATGTAGAATTCTTAAAGAAACGATACAATGAGGGAAAGAGTATTGATATTTCTTGGGAATTAACTTATACAGATGAGATAGCGGAAGATGAGGGTACAACATTAAAAAACGTATCTATGAACGCAGCTACTATTGTAGGGATTCCTGCATATCAAGGTAGAACCACAACACTTGCGTTATCTTCAAAAGGAATAGAAGGAGATTCGATGGACACTATTGAATTAACTGAACACAATAAACTAATGGATGAACAAAAACAAAAACATGATGAAAAGCTTGCAGAATTGCAAGCTAGTTTAGATTCAGTCCAAAAAGAATTAAATGAATTAAAACCTAAGTACGATGAATTAGCTCAATATAAACAAACAATTGAAGAAGCAGAAGCTAAGAAAATTAAACTTTCTGCACTTAGACAAAAATTTGTAGACGCTAATCTAAATATTACAGATGACTATTTTAATGAGAGAGCAGAAACTTTTGCAGAAATGAAAGACGAACAGCTTGAATTCTTTATTCAAGAATTAATCGCTGCTTTTAAACCAGTAGAAGATGGAAAAGCTTCAATTAGTATTACTACAACAACTGTTCCTCCTATTAAGACAAAAGAAGTCGGTGATGTTACCCCTAAAGATATTATTGAATATCTAAATAAAAGTGATAAAAAATAAGGAGCGATATTAGCTATGGAAATCAACAAATACACTGATATTATAGGCGTTATAGCATGTGGTGATGTTGTCGAAGGGCGTATGGTTATTCTTACTAGCCACTCTTCTAGCTATGATTTTGGTAGTAGAGCAGACCTAATGGGTGCAAGAGTTCCTATCAACAGCACAGAAGCCGGAAAAGCTAAGTATATTATTACTTGGCCTGTAAGTAACTCACAAGTTACAGACGACATCAAAATGTTAGTTCCAATGCCAGCCTATAACTGGTCATTGAGACAAGGTGGTTGGGACCAAGTTGGGAACGTTCCATTCACTTCTAAAATTTATTTAACTTACCCAGGGAACCAAAATGGGCAAACAATCCCATCAGGTTATCAAGCTTTAGCTTTTGACAAAGGCGTATTCACAGTACCTTCAGGTGGATTTGTATTTGCTGCTGGAATTATGGCAGCAGGTGCTCCACTAGAAGTTTTGAATGTCGCTGATGACACAGCAGCAGAAGCTGGTAAATTAGCTTACAGTAGTGGTGGTACTATCGCTATTGTTGAGCGGTTCAATTCTGAAGACGGTTCATTAACCTTCAGAACTCTATAAAATTATAAAGGAGAGTACTACTTATGGCTGATGAAAAGAAAATTCAAGAAGCTATTGCTTCTATGGTTAAAGACAAATCACAAAGAGATGCACTAGCCAGCATTATCGTTGAATACGTTCAGCCAAACCATTTAACAGGACAAATTGTTGGTAATCTTTTGAATACCAGAGCATTAAAACCAGGAGACAGCCTTGTAAAGAAAGTTAGAAAAGGCATTAAAGTTAGAACATTAGTTCCTGGTGCTGTGCATTTAGCTACAGAAATCACTGTATCAGAAAGAATCAACTATGTATTAGATGGTGCTGACGTAAAAGTTACTTATAATGAATGGGAAATGGAAAGCGGAGAGATTGGTACTATTGCAGATATTAAAGCAGAAATGGCAGCTAAATTAAAAGACTACTATTTCAATAAAATCTTTACTTCTTTAGGAACAATCTGGACTGCTGGTAACACCCCATTAAACTATACATCTGTAGGTGGTGTCTTAACTGATACCGCTTTGATTACTGCTATTAACAGAATTAATCAGACAACTTCTGGTGCAAAAGCAATTGTTGGTGCACGTTCTGTTATTACCCCTATTTCCAAATTCGCTGGATTTTGGAGTAAAGATGGTACAAACTATGTAACATCAGATGACAAAGTAAATGAAATTTTAAATACTGGTAAAATTGGTGTATTCTACGGTGTTCCTATCGTAGCAATTGACCAAGTTTATAACAATCCAGAAGACTATCAGAAGATGATTCCTGATACGTATGTTCTTGTTATTGGTGATAGCGTAGGTGAGTTTATTACTTACGGTGATGTAAAACAGAAACAATGGTCAGATATGAATCCCACACCTCCACAATGGATGTTGGAACTTTATCAACAATTCGGAATGATTATTGATAATGCTCAAGGTATTTATATGTTGAACAACGTAACTGCAAGCTAATTATAAAACAATGCAGGGGGAGGGTTAAAATCCTCCCCCTCTAAAAATTAAAAAAGGAGTAATATATTATGTCGGATTTAGATTTATATGCTGCCATGCAAGAGGGAAAAGAACCGCTTGCTAGGTACAAAAAGACTATTGTAGGAAAGGTGCATGTTGTTGCGCTTAACCCCTTTTCGGAAGAACCAGAAGGGGTTTTACTTGAAGGTGATAGTGATAAAGCCTATATAGAATTATGGGATGTTAAACAACTTGTATTTTTTGAAAGAATGAATAGAAGTCATCTAGAAGCTGGAAGGGTTGTAAAGTTGGCAAAGGCCCCAGAGCCACCACCTCCATCCCCAAACCAACTTTCAGATGATGAAATTGATAAACTTCTAGATGGAAAATATATGGCACTCAGAGCTAGATTAGATAAGTTCACAGATACTGCACCTATATTAAGACTTTTGAATAGAGCCAGAGAGCTAGAAAAATCTGAAAAAATTATTAAACATCTGGAAGAGAGAATATCTCAAATTGAATTGGAAAAGTATGAATAATGGCTACAGATTTAAATTACCTTATCCCACGATTAAGATTGAAGCTAGGAGACTTAGACCCAGCTAGTTATAAATATCTAGATGAATGGTTACATGCCTCCTTGATAGCATCTGTAGATGCTTTACAACGTTGGTGGGCTGATAAGTATCAAATTGATAATGATGATAGAGTTTCTCCAGATATAGAAAGAAGAGATATTCAACCTATTATATTAATGGCTTCCATAATTTTGAAAAGCGGAAGCTTAGAAAATTTTTCTTGGAATGTAGGTTCTTGGCGTGATGCTGAGATTTCTTTCTCAAACATAGAAGGTGGTAGAAACAAATCTGAATCGTTACGAAGAGATTGGGAAGAATTAACTCAACTCTTACCACCACCAAACAAAAAATTGGCAGGTGCAGTAAAAGGTCACTTGCCTGGGTATATTGGAAATATAGACGAATTTGGTCAAGGTGACGAATATAAAACATTTGTAGATAACAAAGAATAAAGGAAGGGTTTTATGAAAGACAAAATAAAAGTATTATGGATTTCTGACGCAGTTGCAGCAACAGGATTTGCTAGGGTTGCACATTCAATAATTAATGAATTACCAGAGAATTATGAGATACATCATCTAGGGATAAATTATTTTGGAGACCCTCATAATTATAAGCATAAAATTTATCCCGCTAGTTTAGGTGGAGATGTTTATGGTCTTGGTAGAATAATTCCTCTGATTAACATATTGAAACCAAATTTTATCTTTATGATAAATGACCCTTGGGTTATTGATATGTATCTAGGAGAAATTAAGAAATCAGGAATGAAGGATGCTCCACCAATTGTAACATATTTTCCAGTGGATGCTAGAGAGCATAGCCCAAGTTTTTATAAGCACTTTGATATTGTAAATAGAGTTTGTGTTTATACACAATTTGGAAAAGACGTTGTTTTAGCTACAAGAACACCTAACGTCACAGAGGAGAAATTCCATATTGTTCCACATGGCATTTCTGCAAAAACTTTTTATCCAATTGACCCAACAATGGCTAGACAGCAGTTATATCCCGAAGATAAAATGGAAGAGTTTCTAAATTCATTTATCATATTCAATGGAAATAGAAACCAACCAAGAAAAAGAATTGATATAACGATGTGGGCTTTTGCAGAATTTCAAAGGAATAAACCAGATGCTAAATTATATTTACACATGGGGGTGCAAGATTTAGGAGTAAATGTAGTTGAGTTGTCACTAAGATATGGATTCGACAATAAGTTGATTCTGTCTACTACAGCGGATAAAATTCCAAGTGTATTTGATGACCAGCTCAATGTTATTTATAACGCTACCGATGTAGGCATAAATACATCATTAGGTGAGGGTTGGGGGTTGGTTAACTGGGAACATGCTGCAACTGGTAAGATGCAAATCCTTCCAAGTCACTCTGCTTTGAGAGAAGTATGGACAGAAAAAACTGCCAAGATGCTTCCTACAGTAATGCCTCAGATGATTGAAAGGGTTAATACGGTTGGAGAAGTTGTAGATATCAGAGCATTGATAAGCTCACTAGAATGGGCATATCATGATTGGAAATACAACGGTGGTGCTGAAATACAGGCATATGGCAAAAGAGCCTATGAACTTACTCAACAGCCTCAATACAAGTGGTCAAATGTAGCCAAAGAATTTGAAAAGATATTTCAATTAGCCATGAAGGAAAAATAATGACAATATTTTGGCCTAGTAATACAACAACAATTATTGATGCTATCAGAGATGCAATAGGAAGAGACATAACTATTCTTGTTACTGTATCAGGAATTCCGTGTTCGGTATGTAGTTTAAACCCTGTCTCTAATTTATCTACTGACCCATTTTGTCCAACATGTGGGGGTACTTATTGGATAAATACTACTTCAGGCTATATTGTAAATGCACATGTAGCTATAGGTGAGATTGACTTACCTTGGAGAGTAGCGGGAGGGTATATAAGAAAGGGAGAGGCACTTGTGCAAATAAAATATAATCCAACAAATTTATATGCAGTTGAACATGCAGTTCATTATATGGTGGATAGTAAAATTTATTTACAAGAAGATGTTTCATATCGTGGAGTACCCAATATAAATAGGATAGTTATAACACTAAAAGAGCAAGAATAAAAAGGAAGGATATTATGGCAGGAGAAATTATAATAGAAGGTTTGGACTTAGTTGACGCTTTAAACGTAATTGAAAATAAGAAAGACAAGTTTGTTGCAATTATGTTAAGTGATGTTGAATTAATGTTCCCAAAGAATAGCAAAGAATTTAAATTTATTCGTAAAGTTATTCTTGATGGGATGAATGATTATACACGTTCTTATCTTAGAATTCTTTTTGGAGATGTTGAAGGTCTAGTGATGAAATAAGATGTTTAGAGAATATATTGATAAAAATACAAAAATGTTATCAAGAGCAGCTCAAAAAGGACAGCGTGAACTAGAGCAAATTAATAAATATGAAAGAAGTAAAAGAGGAGAAGAGGTGATAAACTATACTGATAAAGAATTACAAATGCAAATTCTAGCAGAAAATAGTACTTTTTATCTTAACATACTTCTTGATAATACATATAATGCTGTAAATAGTAGAGAATTTGGAAGAAATATAAAATTTCTTGAGAATCTTAACAATATTATAATAAATAATATTGATGACATTTTAATGGCGATAGTAAATTATGGAGTTTATGGAATCTATGATATTTTTGAACAGATAGCTGGAAGTGCTAATGATTTTCAAGAAGGAATAGACGCTGCAAGAGAAGAGCTTGAAGTAACAGGTGGGGAAGGACTTATGGAAAAGAACAGGTCATACTGGTACTGGCGTAATATAGTATGGCGTAACTTAGATGCATACAGTGAAACTATTTCTGCCAGATTCCATACGTGGGGAGATTTAGCCCCCTATTGGTACTTTTTAGAGCATGGTAATCTTGAATATAAGTATGCATATCCACAATTTGCTGCAAGTCATTTTTTATCACATTCGGCTTACAGAATAACAGATGATATAGAACAAAGATTATTTGAAAAAAAATCTGAACAAGCACAGGTTTCTGAAGAAATCGAAGAAATAAATATAGAGTTTCAAAAAGAAGCAACGAACTTGTTCGACCAAGCAGTATTAGATTTACAGAATAGACCAGAGGAATACCCTCCTGGATATATATGGGGAATCTATACAAGTTTGGAAGATGGAAGAAAATATAAGGTTATAAGAACTAAAGGCGGTATTGTAGGTCGGAGAAAAATTAAATGAACTTAGACATAAAACAGAATTTAAGTGTATACTATTATATAAGGGATACCTTATCTGGCTATCCCAGTATACATATAACTGATGATTACCCCAATGCCGAATTGACGCTTCCCTCAGTGTCAGTAGTTGGTAATGAGATATTTTCAAGGCCGCTAGAATTAGGAAATAGACATGGGTTAAGAAACAGAGTTTGGAATGTAGAAATCTATGGTGATAACAAAAATCAACGTGACGAAATAACTTATGTTATCATGGATAGTGTGGAAACAAATATTCCAGTTTATGATTATGACCAAGGATTTCCACCAACAGCAGTTCCTCAAATTGGGATGCTGAAAATAAAACCAAACACTTTAATAGCTACTCCAACTAGAGTTTTTCCAGATTTAACAGAAAGACTTTATTGGAGAACAAGTATAAAATTTATGACAGAATACGAAAGTATTACTTAGGAGGTCTCTATAATGGCTAGAAGAATAGCAATTCCATCAAAGGCTGTAGAGCTAAAAGTTGTAGGCCCAAGAGATGCGTTAACATTCCCTAGAGTACAAAGACTATCTGTAACAGCAGACAGACCTTCAACAGATATTGATGAATTAGGTAATAGACTACATGCTGGTACAATCGAAGACATTCCTGCAATCACCGTAACTTTCCAAGCTATGGATGTAGGAGTTAAATTATTCTCTGTTTTGACAGGGAAAGATGCGACAGCGTACCCAGCTTCTGGTGTAAGTATCACAGAATTAAAAGATGTTGATATTATCGTTAATATTAAAAGCGATACAGTTGAAGACTATGTAAAAGCGGCACATGCTAGACGTTGTGTAATTAGAGATTTTACATTTACTTATACAGTAGATGGAGAATCAACTGAAGAATATACTACAATTGGTACAAAGAAAAGATGGTTCAAGAATGATGTTATTGTTGACAAGTTTGTAACTGGGTCAACTACATTCACATTGACACAAACTCCAGTAGTTTTGAAAGACGGTAATAAAGCATTATCAGTAATTCTTGATGGAGTTTATCTAACAGAAAAACCATCTGCACCAGGAACTGGGGAATACTCAATTTCTGGTACATCATTGACAACTGGTGATGCCAGAGTAACTCAATGTATTGCAGTATATCAAGCTGCTCCAGCAGGACTTAACTGGACAGATTCAACTGATAATACCATGCCAGCCGCAATCAGAGGTATGGATGTTCCTGTAGTTATTGGTGCTGGTGGAATCGAAAGAGTCCAATCAGTAACAATCAATGGTACATTCAATCCCGAAGCGGTTAAAGAAATGGGAAATAGAGAACTTGTTGGCTACCAAGCACAAATTCCTGCGGTAACTGGAACAATTACTGTTTTGGATACTGATACAGAGTTAATCGCATTGTTAACAACAGGTCAATTGAATCCTTCAGGTATAACAGAATTTGGTGTGTCTGAATTTACTGCAAGTGGTATTCCACTAATTGTAAAATTACAAGACCCAGTAGATAAGACTTCACCTTATACTGTATTGAAGACTTTGTACATGCCTTCAATTTCAATTACTAATGAAGGATTTACATCAAACGTAAATCAAAATGCTCAACAAACATTCGATTTCAAATCAACTACAGGTGAATTAAAGATTTACAACGGGGCTATGCCCTAACAATTAAAAAATTAAATTTATAGTAAAAGGTTAAAAAGGGACTATAATTAGAGTAATCTGTTATAGTTCCTTTTCTTTTATAGGAGTGGAAAATGGCTGACAAATTAAGAGATGTAGAAAAGAATGATGTAGATATTGCTGAACTTTTTAAATGGAATAAGGAAGTAGAAATTGAAGATGCTTATTCTGGATTGAAAGTTAAGTTCTATATGAGACTTTTAGGTGATGCTGATTTAGGTAAGTCCAGAGCATATGGATATAGAAAAGCATCAGATTTAAGAAAGAAATTAAAGACAAAAGATAGTGATGAGAGAACTTCTCTTATTGCTGAATTGGAGGATTTCACTGACCCAGAAGTAGTTGTAAAATCTATAGAGGTCTTGAGAACTCCAGAGATTTATCAACGTGCTATGAGAAATGTAGATGTTCCAGAACCTCAAGAGCCATCTGACGATGACCTAGAAAAATGGGAAGAATATCAAAAAGCTGTAGATGAATATTCTGAAAAATTTAAAACTGCGGTAGATAAAGAGGCTTTTAAACTAAAAGAACTAGACTTATCTTATCTAAAGGAAAGACCAATAGAGGAACTATACAAAGTTTATGAAGGTGAAGTTATAAACAAACTTTGCCAAGAAGAAATGAATAATAGCTTTTATGATATGTCCATTTATCTAGCTACATTCAAAGATGATAGATTTAAAACCCCCGCTTTCAAAAATTTTGATGCATATAATAATGTTAGACCAACATTAAAAGACAGACTAAAGACAGAGTATCAAAAATTAGAAATGGGAATTGATGTACTAAAAAAATCGCCAGAAGCAACGGAATAACAGCTATATGGTCTTCCGCAAAGACTAGCGGACTACCGTTGCATGAAGGTCTGCCGCCCGCAGATGAATTGCCTTGGACTATTTCGTATGTAATAAGAAAGAGAGCACAGATAGATTCTTTCAGCGAACTGCCAAAGGAAAAAAGACCAACAGATGATATAATTTGGTATGGAACACAAAGGGATATTGATGAATGGTTCAAGAAAGTATTTAAAACAAAAGGTAATCCAAACGAATTTTCATTAGAAATTGAGGATGATGAGATAGAATAATATGCCTGGAAATGAAGTTATTCAAAGAACTGAACAATTAATTAAATCCTTAAGAGATTTAGCAAAAACCTCCGATGTAAGTACTTCTAGTTTGCAAGAGGTTGAAAAAGTCCTTAACAGACTTGTTGGAGTAAA